TTCCTGCTGATCGACAATGCGCCCGCAATGGCGGAGACGTGCAAGGAAAGGTTCGCGGATTGTGCGGGCCACGTCAATGTGATCTGCGGAGACGTGTGGAATGCCACGCTGCCGAAAAGGTCGGCAAGCCTGATTCTGTCGGTGCTGTCGCTGCAATTCATGCCCACCGCATATCGCCTCAACATTATTAAGACTATATACGACAGCCTCGCGGACGGCGGGGCTTTTGTGTTTGTGGAGAAGATCGCGGGAACCGACCTTGACGATGAAATGGTCAGGCTGTACTACGACATGAAGCGCCAGAACGGGTACAGCGAAGATCAGATTATGTCGAAGCGCCGCAGCCTTGAAAATGTGCTGTCACCGCTCACCCCGGCATGGAATGAAGATATGCTCCGCGCAGCGGGCTTTGGAAAAGTCGAGATGTTTTGGCGGTGCCTGAATTTCTGCGGCTGGGTTGCTGTGAAGTAATGGCATCTGCCTTGATGGAAAGGTAGGTGTGAAATGCCGAAAAGCAGCGACGCGAAGCCGTGGGAACGTCAGGACGGCGAGAGCGCAAAGGCCTATCAGGCGTTTTGCAAATACCTTGACATGGGCGAAAAACGCTCCATCCGGGCGGTGGCGCAGCAGTTAGGCAAGAGTGCAACGCTGATGGCCCGCTGGTCGTCTACATGGCACTGGCCTGATCGCGTGGCCGAGTACGAGGCAGACCTCCGGCGACAGGCGTACAAGAAAGCACAGAACGACGCTGAAAAAATGGCGAAACGCCATATCAACATCGCACTGAAAATGCAGGAAAAAGCGCTTGCCGCGCTGAGCGCTACGAAACCAGAATACATCCAAGTGCGCGACATGATAACGCTGCTGCGCGAGGCCACGAAGCTTGAACGTGATTCCCGCGTCGATGTGGAGACTCGCACAGCGCCGCTGCGCTCTGAACAGGAGGTCGAGGATGATCTCGTAAATGATTGGATTGCGGGGGTGATCGCTGCCGATGCCGAAGATCAGTAAGCGAGAATTTTTTCTCCGGCAGATACCACGGTATCGCAAAGACCCGGTACTGTTCTTCCGGGAGGTTCTGGAATTTGAGCCAGACGATTGGCAAGCCGAGGCCGCGTCTAGGCTGGCCGATCATCCGCGTGTCACGATCAGATCGGGGCAGGGCGTTGGTAAGACGGGTTTTGAGGCCGCAACGCTGCTGTGGTTCCTGACCTGTTTTCCATATCCCCGTGTGGTTGCCACCGCGCCGACCCGCCAGCAGGTCAACGATGTTCTGTGGGCCGAGGTGGCCAAATGGCAGGAGCGCAGCCCTATACTGCGAAACCTGCTGCAATGGACTAAGACCTACATCTACATGATCGGCTATGAAAAACAATGGTTCGCCGTCGCAAAGGTCAGCAAACGGCCTGAAAGCATCCAAGGTTTCCACGCCGACAACATGCTGATTATCGTTGATGAGGCCTCCGGCGTTCCTGACGCGATCATGGAGGCTATCCGCGGTACCCTGACGGGCCTGAACAACAAACTGCTGATGTGCGGAAACCCGACGAAAACATCGGGAATGTTCTACGAGTCGCACACGTCGGACGCTCACCATTACGAGGTGCTGCACGTCAATAGCCGGAACAGCCCCCGCACCAACAAGGAGAACATTGCGGCCCTTGAAGAAAAGTACGGCAAGGATAGCAACGTCGTCCGCGTTCGCGTGGACGGCGAATTTCCTGTTGCGGGTGACGATGTGTTCTTCCCGTCTGCGCTGGCCGAAAAGGCGATAATGACGGAGCCGGAAGATCACGAGAAGTCGATCATTCGCATTGCCATTGGTGTTGACGTTGCCCGGTTTGGCGACGACAGCACCGTTCTGGCCTCGAACATCGACGGCGACATCCTGCCTCTGATTACGCGCCACGGGCAAGACCTGTACTCCACCGCGGACGACATCATCGCGGAGTACAAACGACTGGTTCAGGCCTACCCGATTTACCACGGCCCAATCTACGCCAACATCGACGACACGGGCCTTGGCGGCGGCGTGACGGACATCCTGAACCGGGAGCGCATCAAGCAGAAATTGAAGCGCCTGATCGTCGTGCCTGTCAACTTCGGAGACAAGGTTCCCGACAAGGAGGCGGCAAAGAATTTCGGCAACATAGCAACATGGATGTGGAGCCTGATTCGTGATGCGGCCCGCACTGACTCGCTGCATCTGCCGAACGATGCCGATCTGGTCGGGCAGCTTTCCAGCCGAAAATATCAGTTTACAGGAACGCCGCCCAAGCTGATCTTGGAGAGCAAGGACGCGCTGAAAAAGCGCGGGCTGCCAAGCCCTGATAAAGTCGATGCCATCGCCCTTAGCTTCTACAAGGGCGACACGTTCGTTCTGAACGGCCTTATCAAATGAGAAAGGAGGGAGAGTCTATGAGCAAAAGAAAGCCTAAGAACGCGCCCGCCGTGCCGCAGGTGCAGCGCGATCAGTTCCGTGAGGATGGCTATTTTAATGTGCTGACCAAATACGGCACACAGCACGACTCCACAACGCAGTATCAGTATTCCGCTGGCTCTATGGTATCGGATGCGGAACTGGCCGACCTCTATGTTGGAAACGGCCTGTTCGCCTCTATCATTGATGCCCCGGCCAACGATGCCATGCGCAACGGCTTCACGCTGGGCCTGAAAGATCAGGACATCCAGACCAAGGTTGAGCGCCACATGAGCGCACTGAAATATCAGAGCAGCTTTGCGAAGGCGCTGCGTTGGAGCCGCCTGTTCGGCGGCGCTTTGATCGTTATGCTGATTGACGACGGGCGGCTGCTGGAAAGCCCGGTAAACTGGAACGATGTTCACGGTGTCTCGGAGATGCTGGTTTACGGCAGAAACGAGGTCACGCCGATCTGGCTATACGGCTACGAAAACCGCCCGGACAGCCCTGACTACCGCAGGGGCAGCACTGGGCGGCCTGATCTGTACCAAGTGTCCAGCATCTACGGCACGTTCCGCGTCCATGCAAGCCGCTGCCTCGTGTTCGCCAACGGGGAAATCCCGGAGGGGTCGATGGCATCCAGCCTGTACCGCACATGGGGCATCCCGGAGTACCTGCGCATCCGCGACGAGCTGCAAAACACCGTTGTTTCCAACGGCAACGCGGCCCGCCTGTTGGAGCGCTGCTCGATGGCGATTTACAAGATGAAAGGTCTTGCAAACCTGACCATGACCGAGGAGGGCGACGCGCAGGTCATGCGCCGCATGGAGCTGATCGACCTTGGCCGCAACATCCTGAATTCCGTTATGATCGACGCTGACGGCGAGGATTACGACTTTAAGAACCTCACGTTGAGCGGCGTAAAGGATATTGTAGATTCGTCCTGCACGATGCTTTCCGCGGTTTCCCATATTCCGCAAACGCGCCTGTTTGGCAGGTCACCGGACGGCATGAACAGCACGGGCGAGTCTGACCTGCAAAACTACTACGACTATTGCGGCGAGATTCAGACCAATGATGTGCTGGACAACACCCGTAAGGTGGTGGAGCTGGTTTTCCGGGGCATGATCTGGAACCGGGAAATCACCGAGATTCCCGATTACAATTTGGAACTCAACTCCCCGTGGAGCCAGTCGGACAACGAACAGGCAACACAGGATCAGAGCAAGGCGCAAACGCAGCTACTCAAAGCCCAGACCGCCGCGGCCTACGTTACCGCTGGCATCTATGAGGTGGAGGAGGTGCGCCGGGCGCTTTCCGGCGATGATGCCTTTGACCCGGAGAACATTCTGGACGATCAGGATGTGATGGAGGATTGGGGGCTGCCGCCGGAACAGAAGGTTCAGATCATGCAGGAGGCCGCCGACTATAACAACAGTATCAAGCCTGCCGCACAGACTGCGCCGACACTCGAAACAGACGAGGGCGACAGCGGGTATGTGGCGGGCTTCGTTGTGATCGACGGAAAACTGCTGTGCGCCCGCCGCGCAGACGGTCAGGGCTATTGCGGCCCGGGTGGTCACATTGAGCCCGGGGAGACTCCGGGCCAAGCACTGGTGCGGGAGACACAAGAGGAATTTTCCATAACGCCAACGGCCACGCAGTATCTCGGCAACGCGCCCGGTCTGCCTGACCAGAAAATGGCGGTGCAGATTTACAAGATCAAGCACTTTGACGGGATGCCCCGCGCGGACAATCAGGAGATGATCGGGGAAAGCCTCTACACCATCGACCAGATTCTTGCGCAGGATGTGCCGGGCGGCAAGGTATTTGAGCCGTTCCTCAATTCTGTTCGCATCTACCGGGCAGACCTCGGAGGGTAACACATGAGCGCGAACATTCACAAAGCCGCGTGGGCACCGAATCGGCGGCGCATAGCCAAGTCCGCCGCACACCCGCTGCGGCTGGAAGTGAAGTTGCGCCAGAGCGAGATGCAGTATCTCAGGCAGATGCAGCAGCTCGTAAAATCTTACATGTCTGATCTGCTGACCGTCATGCAGCAGGAACATGACGCAACATTCCCGTTGCGTCTGGACAGCTACAGCGGCGGCACAGACAGAATCCGGCGCATCTTTGACCGCATCCGGGCCGATCTGGTCGAGAGCGGTGACGATGATGCAGTCCGGGAAGAAATCTACCGCCTGTCGTCCGACACTTCCACATGGAATCTCGAACAGTGGCGCAAGGTTGTGAAGCAAACGCTGGGTATCAACATCCGGCAGGATTACTTCATGGGCGGCAGCTACGAGCAAATGTGCCAGCGTTGGGCGGCAGAGAATGTCTCCAAGATCAAGAGTATCAGCGATACCGCGCTGGACGAGATGCAGGACATCGTTCTGGATGGATTCATCAACGGCAAATCCAATCGGGATATTGCGAGAGAGATACAGGGCCGCTATGATGTTTCAAAATCCAAAGCG